TCTTTTAATCAATTTGATACAATGAAACGATTCATACAAAGGAATGTTTTCTTGATTGGATCATTTCTTAACATTTCTTCATCAATCTCATAAATGTCATATTCTCCAACAGCCTTATCATAACTTAATATATGCGAAGCCTTATCCATATCAAAATTATGACGAGCACGAAGCTCTTGTAAAGTAGGAAAATGATCAAATATTTCCTCAGCTGTTATCCCAATTTTCTTTATTAATCTCTGAAGATCTCTCTGATCATAGGTAGTCTGATCAAGAGAATTATAAATCTCTAGAGGGGAACGATTATCATACATCGAAAAAGCATTAAATAGATCCAAACAAACATTATAAGCGGGCAAGTTAGTACCTTGAGTATCCCAAGCCATACCAGTTACTTTCAAAATTACTTCAAAAGCATGATCTGTAGTATGAATCATTGCCTTAACCATTTGTTCATCAATTTCTTTATAAGGCAAATACTTAACATTAATTGTAGGATCAGTATTTAATATCATATGACGTTTCAAAAATCTCGGACCACGAACTTTCAACCGACCAGTATCATCAGGAACTGACAACAACGACCTATAGATATTTGCATCTCTTAACTCCATTCCGCAAAAATCCTTTAGAAAATCTCTCCATGTATTATGATTCATTATATCACTTAATATTTCTGGAGCACACCAAATATGATCATCACCATAAACTATTATTACTATTATCATTAGAGCAAGAAACTGTTGTATCAGTTTAGATCGAGATGGATGTTTTTGAATCAAATGCATACAAAAACAATAGAATAAAAATGCCATTATCCAACTATCCCCGTGAGAAGTTTCCTTTCCACCTGAATACATCTGACCCCGCATAAAACGCCAAAATCCGCCAACATGACAAACTAACTTATTACACACATTAGCAGCCCATAAAAGAAGCAACTTCTTCAAAAATCTTTTTTCTTTATCATTCATTGCCTCCCAATTATAATAAGGATAAACATTATGACAATATAACAAAAGCATCCAGTCTTGTATATGCTTATCTAGCCCTGTTATATCTCCATCAACCCATATCATTTTTGGCATTTCACCATTTAGAAAACGAAACATTAACTCCGCTCCACCATACCAAAACTTCATCCCAATTCTTATAACATTATTACGCTCTAAACGCATTCGCTTTTCATTTACAAGTATCCCTATAAAAGAATGCTCAAAACTGGGTATAAAAAATTCTCGTATTTTCTTAGACATTAACCGGAGCTGAGCAATAGACTTAAATTGACCTATTTTCCATTCCTGTTTTCCTTTTACAACTGCTGTTATTATATATAACTTATCATCCATATCAAAATAAACCTTAACTATAATATCATGAGTTTTCCTCAACGCATATTCTAATAAAAAAATCTTTTGACCTGTAGAGACAATACGAACTTCTTCACCATTCATTGTACCATATTTAGTGGAGCCTGCATTTAATCCAGCAGAAGTATAAATTTTAACCTGTGACATTAACTTCCTCAAATCATATTCTAAAAATAATTTACCGTGATTTCGATGCGTACCCATTTGATAATTCAACCACTTAAGAGCACCTTGAGTATACTCCCACATCGACTCTTCAGCTGACGTCCGACGAGCTGTATTAACATTAAAATCACCATATAAAGATAAAACCTTATCAGGATCTATATTAGCAGCAGTCCACACTAT